ACTGAAGATATTAGTGATGCTAAGAAAATGACTTACCATGGTCGTAAAGTAATTGGTAACCGTGTTGCTTATTACTTTAAAACATTCGAAACTGAACCTGTATTGATTCGTCGTTTCGAAGATGGTACTCCTATCGATGCTAAGATCTACAATACTAATAAAAACTTAGATGTAGAAACTGTAGTGGAAATCCATCTTAAAATTACTGAAGATGAATGTCGTGAATTCTTCGTTAATACTGTAGGTCTTAATGAAGCACGTATTAATACTATCTCCTTATGCTATGCTTGGCGTAAAGAAATCGATGGTGTAATGCACTACCAAGATATCCGTCCTTTGACTAAATTGAACTTCCCTAATGAACAGTTAATCGAACTCAACAAAGGTATCGATATCACTTACCAAATTTATTATTAATAACTAATATAACAAAGATTGTAATAGGAGATGGAACCCATCCACTTCTTCTATTACATTCACTCATAGGATAATCATCCTATAAATTCTTTCATGGTTAGTTGATATTACGTAGTCAACTAATTACTCTCCTTATAATAACACGGTTGCAGACTACTCTCCCTGCAACCGTGTTATTATTACAAAAAAAAATAATACATGGGTAGATGAGCGAACACCTACCCATGTATATTAATCACCTATAAATGATTTTCAGTTATAGGTGGATTGATTCCTTGTGTTTTAAGGAATCTAAAAGCCATTATGGCTTCGTGATGACTGACGTTGTTTATGTCAGCATAACGATCAGCCACAAGGTTCATCGCAGTTCTAATCTGCCAATCTAGATTGGCAGATCTTTCTGCTAGTTGATTAGCGTAGTTACCTACGCATCCTCGACCGTTCATGGGAGTCACCTCCTTTCGGCCTGTAGACTATAAGTCTACAAGTGTATGGATATATTTAGATACAGCTAGTTGTGGTAGCTGTATCTACCATACACAATTATAGTATACAATCACAAATATTAACTTTTACTATAAAAAAACAAAGTACCCCATATAGGCATTGCCTATATGGGGATATCTTTTGTTTCATAATGTATCTTGAAGAAGTAATGAATGAAACTCTCTTAAGATTCTTTCATTGAATGAAATATCAATTGCATTCTTATATTGCTCAGGTACATAGTTTAGATTGAATTGACTACAACTAGTTCTAAACTCATACTGAGAGAATATATTGAATGGCCTATAATATCCTATATCCAATTTACGTTCAATATAATCATTATACAACCCATGGAGCTGTTTAATAGCATTACGCTTATCTCTCTTATAGATATTGATTATATTATCAAAAGACTTCAATAGATATGGGATGTGTAAATCCACAACCCTATTAGGCATACCCTTAACTTCGAAATATGTCATAAGCATATCTCTAGTGAAGAAGATACTCATATTATTTAACTCTAAGTAATCATAGTATATAGACTTTGCCTTGAAAGTTATGCCATCAAGTTCTGGGTATAATATACTAGGATTTATGATAAATAACGCATCATTACGTATCTCCAGTAGGGATACTAAGGGAACTTCATTTTTCTCGAGAAAGGCTAACTTAGCCTTCTTAATCCCCTCAGCTAAGGTAGAACTGAGATGGTTGTCTCGTATGAAATTCCCCATAAAGTATTGTCTATTGTATCTATCCATATGATAAACCATATCATATGTCTTATCATCAATCTTTCCATACTTGTATAGTATATTAAGATTGGCTTTCTCAATATCGTACTCCACGATATTACTATCGATTACCATTCTTATATCTGATACATAGTCTCGTCTGGCTAATACCTCATCATACAAGCTCATTAGTAAACATACTCCTTACTTGTACACCATATGTAGATGGCATACCTCTTAGAGGTTTATGCTCTGCTATTTGTTGTAATATTTGAGCGTATAGACCAGACGATTGATTGATGCTAGAAAAGTCTAAATTTTCTGCTGACTCAAAATAGTCATATTCCTGTAACAGTTTTTGATCTGTTACATCTCGGATATAGATTGGTTCAATACCCCATTCTTCTTTAAAGAAGTCTCCTATTACTTCAGCAATATTGTATAACCAATCGTTATACATATCGACTACTATGATAGCTGTGTTATTATTGATGACACATGTAGCAATTTCAAATAACTCTTTAAAAGCCTTTTGAGATTGATTCATTACACTATCACCAAACATGAAATCATAGTCCTTTGTAGCTGGATCATAATTACGTAATGCATATATAATCTCAGCTACACCTTCAAGAGACTCTAGTCTAGTTATATGGATATCTTCTTTTAGCTTAAAGAGATCTTCATATAATCTAGAAGTGATTGTGTCTGTAAAGATTAGTTTCATAATCTTAACTCCTTACAAACATAGATGGTCTTGTACCACGTAAAGATGCTTCATATGTGTCTTTAGCAATACGATTAGCATCTTCAAAAGATAGTCTATCACCATATCTAGCCATAAGCATAGGCTGTTGACTGTACAAGACATTTTGAATGAATGCTTGTGATGCTTGAGCTCTACTGAATAAAGCAATAAAGTTCTCATAGGAAATATTATTGCTTTGCTGTAACCAAATCAATGCATCAAAACCAGCACCCATATCAGGATAAATAGCATAAGCATCATCAGAGTAACCCAAGTTCATATTCTCAATCGGAACTTTACTTTGGAGTTTCTCTTGGAAGAATGCTAATAAGACTTCAGGGATTAGATTAAAACTATCCCATTCATCCTTAGGAAAATATAGTAGTATTTGTTTACCTGTAAGTAAACCTGTGGCTACAAGCAATGCACTGTTCAAAACGACAGTGTTATTAGATTGCAAGTAAGCCATATATTGGTCTCTAAATACTTGGTCTGCTACATTACCATTGTAACGTTCTTGTGCATCTAAGTATTCTGCTACCAGTTCAAATGGTGGAAGATAGGCTGGGATAGTTAATATCCCACCACCATCCATAGGTTCATCTGTAATTGCAATAACCCTTGAGGGACGTCCACTAGCTAATAAGTTATCTACCATAATAGTAGAATTTGTTATAACAAACGGACTCGGAGCTTGTGGTGCATAATTCATTGAAACCTCCTGACTAGAAGTTTGCATCAAACTTCTTATTACTATATTTTACTTTTTTGTGTTTACCAGCTTTATTGCTAACTACACGAGACTCTTGAGCTTCTGCTTCACGTTCAATACGTACATCCTCAATGTCTTTGATTAGACGTTCAATATCTTCTTTGATTGTGTCATATAGTTTCAAAGAGTTTACACGTACAGTATACATTACTGGACCATCTAATTCTTTGAATCCATCTTTTTCAAGATCAATACATAAGAAGTCTGGCAAGATTTCTGTAAGCAACATTGGTTTGTTTAGCTCACTCTTACCTTTGACTTCATTTAACTTTTTGACTAAGTCTTTAAGCTCATTATCATCATAAGTTTCAATTTCACTCATGAAATCGTTAATACGATCTTGTAATACTTGTTTGAAGTATTTGATGTCTGGCATATTCATTAGCATTTTAGCATTCATATCTTCTTCAGTCTCCTTGTTTTCAATCTCTTTAGACTCTACTTTAGTGTTTTCTTCCTGTTTAGTTTCTACAGGCTCAGTAAAGTCATAGATTTTACCATTTGTAGTATCAACTACGTTTACTGGTTTACCATCATGAGTAATCAATTTGATTGGTTTCTCAATAACTGGCTCTTCTTTCTTATATTCTGGTCGAATTACTTTTACACCATTAGCTGTAACAATGATGCGTACCTTAGCATCATTCTTTTTCTTTTCTTCTTCAGCTTTAAGTGCTTTACGTTCTTCTTCTTGTTTAAGAAGAGCTTTTAGATATTCGTCATTATGCTCTCTTACCTTTTCAGTCTCAGTTTTCATATCATCAATAGCTTGACGATAATCATTAAGAACTACTTCATGTGGAGCTACGAATTCTTCTTTACTTTCATTGATTTGGTTAGTAAAACCCTCTTCAGTACTGAATACAGTTTTACCACCAATTTTAATTACACATTTGATTCCCATGTCAATCCCCCTAGATGGAACATAAACAGATAATTTTTCTTTTCCTTTGTATTGCTTAGCTTTACCTATACCACCACACTTCTTACACATAATCTTATTATATCCAGGAGTGTAGCCTAGCTCTCCACCGCATACAGCAGTGCTATGCCAGTCTATAGGTTTACGACAATACGCAGTATCTTTATCTAGAATATACATATCAGCATAGTCTAGTAATACTGGACCAAAGCCTTTACGAACTCCCCAGTTCTTAAAGGCCTCAGTACCGAAATCGTCGATTATAAATCTTTTAGTTATTGCACGCATAATATCAAAGATATCTTCACGTACAGACCATAGTTGGTATAAATTCTCTATAGGAACTACACGTTCGAAAGTACCTATAACACCATCATCCGTGGTATCAAAGCACTTACATACGAATGGTTTAAGATATTTCTGGTTAACAATCTCATTCGGATTATTAGTTCGCCCAGCAATATCTAAACCAATCTTAACTACGAAAGAATCATCAAACTGTGGTTGGAATACTACACGGTTAGTACCAGCATGAGCTAGTATATAACCGAGTGGGTTTAGTATTCCTGCTAAGATTCTAAACTTATCTTTAAAGAATTTGATCTTAGGATTAGTCACTACTAACTTAATAGATTTGATTGTCTCTGCATCGAATAAGTCCTCAACCATAGGCCCTTGTAGATCATCGAAAGCTCTCTCTAATGGTACTGTATAGGCTAATGACCTATACATAGCATTTAGATGAATTTTTCTTACGTCTACATTACTATTTGTCAGATTGAGTCTTACATCATCAGCTAATGTGCTTGCTACTATCATATGTGCCTCCTAATTCTGGAGATAGATATGCTTTGATTGCATCGTTAGCTTGCATATTTAATTCGACTTGATGCTTAGCAATAGATTCCATAGATTTACCATTGTAAGTATCAAATTCAGGATCTTTTAGACAAGACCCTTTAGGTAAGTTTTGACCGACAGCTAGGAATTGTTCTAGAATAGAGTTCTCAAAGTTAACTCTATCTTTATTATAATCATATCCAGCTAGCTTGCCGGTCTCTTCTAAGTAGATATAATTATTCATCATATCTTTGAATTGCTCATCATCTTCATATTCCTCAAGTAAGTCGGATACTTGACCGATACGAGTCTTGTGTTTATAACTGCTTAATGCTTCTTGGAATGGGGCACGTTTATAATACCCAGCATCTTCAGATAAGTCAGTTGGTCTACGGTGAGCTTTTTCTAGCATTTCTGCTCTAGCTATACATGCTTCGAAGTTCTTATTGTCGACTTCTTTATCACCTGTAGCTTTATAGTTACTGAATGCTGTAGCCCATGGATAGAAGTTCGTAGGAATCATAATAGGTTGACCATTTCTTCCTTGGAATGCAGACCATTCAGGTGCTGGACGTACAGGAATAACCGCATCACGGAAACGTTGGTTCTTCATACGCCAGTTATAAAGTCGTAATTCTTTTTCATCGAAATCAATACGACGTTTTTGTGTTAACATATCCCAATCAGGATATTCCCAATCTTCCATTTTACGAAGCTTTCTTGAAGATTCTGTTTGGAGTCTTGGGTCATAGATGTATTGATGAATCAAACCATATGGATCTTCTTCATCATATACTTTAGAAGCTTCTTCGTTATTAACTTGGTTTGTTACCATATAGGATGCTACCCACATACTTTTCCACCAAGCCATTTTATCTTCATGGAACTTACGAGCGTTCTCATGTTTAGATTCGTACTCTTCTTTAGCAAATCGTACAGATTCCTTGTTGAAGAGATATGCTTCTGCTGGAGTTAATACATTAGTATTAGGAATGAAATGTTTAAGCATATCATTTTGCTGTACTTGTGCTTTAACTTCATCCATTGGGAATGTCCATCCCAATCTATTACCTCGAGCTTGCCAAGATCTACGCAATGCACGACGTTCAAATTCTTCACGACGTTGGTTGTATTGTTCGATCAAGTAATTGGCATACAATAAGTTTTGCTCATCACACCAAGCAGGATCTTCTGGTCTTGGTGTTGGTAGCTCTGCTTGCATCTTAGCAATACCACGGTCACAAGATCCGATACTATCCATTAATAGATTATAAGTATCTTGGTCATATCTTGCACTGTTTACTTGCTTAACGTAGATACCTCGCTTATCTACTAATAACTGTAACTTATCAAACAAGGCTTGCTTGTTTTGCTCCCAGTTATAACGTTTAAGCCATTCGTTATATCTTGCTTTATAATCATTGATTTCTTTAGCCTTAGAGTCACGTTGCTCTGGAGTAAGATTAGGATTATTAAGCATATCAGCAATAGCTTTATCATTAGGTGGAGCTTCCATATATCCTACATCATATACAGGAACATAGAATTTATCCACTAAGATATTAAG